TTCATAAGGTCGGCAACCCGTATGAACCGACCTCCGAACTCTTAGCCTATGTCACGCAATCGGGGACGAGCATTACCAAAGCCACGGAGCCATCCGCGCAATATGACTGGTGGGTGCATGCGGTCGATGGAACGGGGGCGCTTGGCCCCTCGAACGGCGCACTGCTGACGACATCGGCCTCGCCTATGCCGCCGCCGCCTGACCCTGACCCGACGCCTGATCCGCCTCCTGACCCTCCGGTGACGCCTGACCCGGTGGTGCCGCCGCCCGTCATTACGCCGCCGCCTACAGACCCGCCCGCTGAACTACCTGAGCCGGTGGTGCTTGGCACGGTGACGATTACCAGCGTGGTGAAGGACCGGCAGAATCCCGTGATCAAGGAGTACCGATTCTATGGCCGCCAGCTCTGAAACCGGCATCGTCAATACCGGCCTGATCCTGCTGGGGGAACCCACCATTCTCAGCCTGACCGATGATAGCGACGTGGCGCGAGCCGCGAACGCGGTCTTTACGCAGATCCGCGATGAAGTGCTCGCGCAGCATCCATGGAACGGCTGCACCAAACAGGTCACGCTGGCGCAACTCTCCGGCACGCCCATTTTCGGATGGTCGTATCAATACGTGTACCCATCGGACGGACTGCGGATTCTCTTCACCGATGACGACCAGTACGCGTGGAAGGTGAGCATTGGCACGGACGGACAGAGCAAGGTGGTCCTCTCCAATGCGCCCACCATGGCCGTGGAATACATCTTCCGACAGACGAACGTGTCACGGTATGGCTCATGGCTCGCGCTGGCGATCTCCAAGCGTATGGCGGCGGAGTTGGCGATGACGCTGACGCAGCACCAGGGGAAGGCGCAGGGCTTCATGGCGGCGTATCAGGCGCAACTCTCCATGTCCAAGATGATGGACGGCCAAGAGCAATCGACCAGCGAAGTGACTTCGACCACCTTAACCGATGATGTGAGGCTCTAGGCGTGGCGGTTCGCTCAACGGTCGCACTGAACAACTTTAGCAGCGGCGAGATCTCCGAAGAACTACACGCCCGTGTGGATCTGGCGAAGTACCAGAACGGCTGCAAGACCATGCTCAATTGGTTGCCGCTGATCGAGGGCGGGATGATGCGGCGACCGGGCACGCGGTTTGTGGCGGCAGCGAAGCACGCATCCACGACGGCGCGGTTGATTCCCTTCGTGTTCTCGACCTTGCAGGCCTACATGCTGGAGTTCGGGGATAGATACATCCGTTTCTATAAAGGCGGTGGGCAGATCGTGGACAGCGCTGGGAATCCGATTGAAGTCGGAACCGCTTACACCGTGAGTGATCTGGGGAAGATTAAGTACCAACAACGGGCGGACGTGCTGTACCTGACCTGCCCCGGGTTTGCGAGACGCAAACTCTCCCGCTCCAGTCATACCGACTGGCTGTTAGAGATTGTGGCCGATGAGCAAGGGCCGTTCCTTGATGAGAATACGGACGACGATTGGGAAGTGACCGCCACCGGCGGCGAACTCATTACCAACGGCGTGTTCACCACAGATACCACCGGATGGAGTGATGAATCGGTTGGCGCGGGCACGTTTACAGCCTCGGCAGGCGTGGGCCTGTTGACCCATGCCGGCGGAGCCGACATCGGCGCAGGGCAGACCTCCTTCCCGACTTCGATTGGCCTGGTCTACACCGTGACCTTTACGGTCGGGGTGGGGGCCGTGAATGCACAGGCGGGGACTTCACCGGGTGGCTCCGATTTGGTGGGGTCCGCGTCATACGGTGTGGGGGCGCAATCGCTCACATTCACGGCGACCAGCAAAACGGCGTACATCTATTTTGCCAATGTGGCAGCAGGGACCGCGAGAAGCATTGATAGCGTGTCTTGCCTCAAGCCCTTGCATACCGGCGCACAAGTCACGCTGACCGCCAACCAGGATACCTGGGCTCCCGGCCATGTCGGGGCGCTGTGGGAAGTCAGCGATGCGGAAGGCTCCCCCTCAGAGGCCGCCTGGGCTGCGAGTACGGCCTTGACCACGCTCGGCATTCGCCGGACCTATAACGGCCATGTCTACGAAATGACCTCGATTGGCACGACCGGCACGAAGCCGCCCGTGCATTTGCGCGGGACTTCTTCGGATGGCGGGAATGATTGGGTCTACATCAACGATGGGGCGGGGTATGTGGAGATCCTGACCTACAACACCCCGCGATCTGTGACCGCGATTGTGCGGCAACATCTGCCTGAGAATGCCAGCAGCGGCACCAGCTATTGGGCGGAAGGGGCCTACAGCGGCGTGCAGGGCTATCCCCGCGCCATCGCCTTTATTGAACAACGAACCGCCATCGCTGGAGCGTCCGGCCATCCGGCCCGTATCGACCTGTCAGAGCCGGGGGGCTTTGAGTCGTTTCGAGGCGGGGCCGATGCGGACCGCGCCATTTCGTTTGAGGTCGATTCAGGCCTCGTCAACTCCGTCTTGTGGATGGAAAAAGGCGTGACCTGGTTTGCCGCGACCAACGGCGCGATCTATGCCTTGCAGACCACGGACAACACCCCCTTTGCGCCGGACAATCTGCCCTATGTCAAGGAGGTCAATGCCTACGGGTCGGCGGATATTCACCCGCTGAAGATCGGCGGCAAGCTGCTCTACGTGCAACGTGGCGGCAAGCGGGTCCGTGAACTGGATTATGAGGCGGACGCCACGAATGATATTCGCTCAGATCGCACCGTCTTAGCGCGGCATATCACCAGCGACCAGGCCACCATCGTGCAATGGGCCTACCAGCAAGACCCGAATCAAACCGTGTGGGCCGTGCGCTCCGATGGCGTCTTGTTGGCGCTGACCTACTTCCCAGAGCAGGACGTAATTGCCTGGAGCCGCCATACCACACAGGGCAGTGTTGAGTCCGTGGCGACCATTCCCACACAGACCACCGATCAAACATGGGTCGTGGTCAAGCGAAATATCAACGGGCAAGACGTGCGCTATCTTGAGTATTTCGATACGACCGTGAGTACCGATTGCGCCTTGACCTATCAAGGGCCTCCAGCGATTAGCGCCGTGGCAGCGGCCTCCGTCGCGCATCTGCTCGGGAATACCGTGGAGATTGTCGCGCACGGCGGCACGCTCACGCCGCAGACCGTGACGAGTAGCGACCTCGCGCTGGGGGCCTCCTATGCGTTCGTGGAAGTCGGGTTGGACTTCGATAGCGATTGCGAAACCGTGGCCCCTGAGATCAGAGGGCCGGACGGATCTAGCCAAGGCTTGCTGAAATCGACGCCGACACTCTGGGTGTACCTCGTGCAGACCAATTCCCTGAAGGTGAACGGGAAGCAACTGGTGACACGCAGCCCACGCGATTACATGGACACCGGCCCGCCCTACGTGACGGGCTTGCAGCAGATCAAGGATATCGGGCATCGGACCAACGGCACGATTCGGATTCAACAAACTGAACCCTTACCCGCGAAGGTGATTGGTGTCTTTGCCACATTCGACACAGGTAACAACTAAGACGGTCACGCCCTTCAAGCTGGACGATCTCAACGGGATCGACTGGTTGCCTGATGGGGCCTACATGGATCTTTCGGCCATTCTGGCGCGTTCCACGATCTGGACCGGCAGAGTCAACGGGCATGTGGTCGCAATCTGTGGCTTGACCAAGCTGAACGGCCACACGGCGGAAGCGTGGACGTACCTGCACCGGGAGGCCTTGCTGTATCCCTACTGGCTGCACCGGGCCACGAAACGGATTCTTCACAACTTTGCCGGGGCCTACGACATGTTGCGTGTGCAGGCGATGGCCGTGGATCAAGCGGACGCGGCCTGCCGATGGTTGGAGCATCTCGGGTTTGACGTGGAATGTCTCTGTCCGCTCATGGGGCATCACGGTGAAACGATGCGGCGCTATGTTTGGTTTCCGAAGGGGGCACGATGGCCGATCCAGTTTCCGCGCTAGCAATGATCGGGGCAGGGTCCGCCCTGGGTGGCGGGGCCCTCTCCGCAGTCGGGCAACTCCAGGCGGCTGACGCACAGGGGAAGGCCGCTGCGGTTGAAGCCGACGCCATGCAGGAGCAAGGGCGGCTCACGCAGTTCTCAGCCTATGAGGACGCGAAGCAGGTTCGTTTTCAGGGCAACAAGCTGCTGGCCGAACAAACGAATATCACGGCGGCCTCTGGCTTGGTGACGAATACCGGCAGCGCCTTGGACGTGGCGAGAGAGTCGGCCAGGCAGATTGAACTCGACGCGCTCAAGACCGAATTTTCAGGGCGGCAAGGTAAGTTTGTGGCCGACCGGCAAGCGCAACTCACCAGGTACGGGGCCAAGATTGCGAGACGTGAAGCCACGATGGGCGCGATTGGCTCCATGCTCTCCGGCCTGTCTGGTGGCGCCACCAGCGCCCTTGGTCCCAGCATAGGGAAGAAATAATGCCGAAAGTACCTACAGCCGTCAGTCAACGGTCGATCAGCACTGGCAACATCGGCAGCATCAACGCGCCATCCAACATGGGGCGCGGGGCGCAGCAGATCGGGGCGGGGCTCATGAACGTGAGTCAGTCGGCCAACTTCCTCATGCATAGCGCCCTCGCCGCTGAACGGCAACGCGAGGCCGAAGCCAAGCACCTGGACGAACTGAACCAGCAGCAAGGCGCAAACCTCCTGGCGTTAGAGGCGCAACAGGGCATTGACGACGATGTGCGCGGGCTCAAGGACCAACTGAGCAAGCAGACGGACCGCTCGCCTATGCTCTGGCGGGCCAAGATCAGGAACCAGGGCGACGATGAAATTGAGGTCATGCCTGACGACGCGGTGCAACTGCAACTGCGGAACCGGATTGATAAGGCCATCCAGACCGCCGAGGATGCGTATGGGCCGAAAGCCAAGGCACTGGTTGAGCAATACTTGCGGCCTCATGCGTTTAAGGCCACATCCGAGTTTAAGGACTACACCTTTGGGCTGAAGGTCGATAAGGGCAAGGCCGACCTGTCTACATCCCTAGACATTCTCGGCAAGCAAGCCGCAGACCCGCATAATCTCATGCGCGAAGATTCGATGCAGCGCGGACTCGATCTGATCGACAACGCCAAGGTTAACGGGCTGCTGCCGCCAACCGACGTGGCGAAGCTGAAACAGAATTGGCAGGCGGATGTGGGCGGCAAATACTGGCAGACCGTTTCTCAATTGGACCCCACGAAGATCCTGCAATTGGAAAGCGACTACCGGACGAAGGGGGCGCACTTGCCGGAAGGCATGGACCCCACCAAGCTGGACACCTACCGACAAATGGCCTACGGCACGCTGGACCGCTCACAGCGCCAACGTGACGCGATGAACAAGGCACACGAAGAGGCGATCAAAGCCACGCAGGAACAGAACTATCGCGGGCTCTATTCGCAGGTCTTGCAGCGTGATCCAAAGGCAGTGGAAGCCTTGCCGGAAATGATGGCGACCCAAGGCTTAACGGTGGAGCAGGCCGACAAGATCCGGTCCACGGCGGAGCATTTAGCGAAGCAGGACGCCGACAATCCGGCGCTCAAACAATCCAGCGGCCTGGCGCGATTCGAGTTCCAGAAGCAGGTCACGCGGGCCAAGTTCGGAGACGGCGACTTATCGGCCATTGAAAACGATCTCACTGACCAAGTGACATCTGGGCAGATGCTTGCCACGGACGCACAGGCGATCATGTCGCAAATCAATGAAGCGCAAGGACACCTACAGAGCGAAGAGAAGAAATCTTACAACGACGATGTGCAGCGGGCACATAAAAACGTGATGTCGGCGCTGACAACGACAGGCATTATGGACAAGTTTGACGCGCTCTCTGAGGAAACGAAGAAGAACGCGGATGAGTATTTCTACAAACGGCTGGCGCAGGAACCGAACGCCAACCCTTGGCAGATCCGCGAGGAAACGCTGAAGATTTTCGAGCCGATTCTGAAGCAGCGCAAAGAGGTCGGGATGCAGGAAGGCGACAAGCTCAAGCTGGATGACGCGAGAATTGAAGCGGGTGTGCAGTCCGGCGCGTTGTCGAAAGCGGCGGCGAAGGCCATGCGCGACCAGACGCAACAGGACATCGGGATGCGGCTGCGCGAACAGTTCATCAAAAGCTACGTGCCGCCGCAGCCGTCCATGATGGAGCGCATCCAGCAGTTTGGATCTTCACTGTTCCAAGGGAGTGACGAGTAATGGCTGACGATCTCGACCAGGGGTATATGCAGACGCGGCAAACGATGCGGGACTGGCAAAACCGCATGCTGTTTATGGAGACGACGCAAGAGGGCAATCAAGTCCACATGGGCGTGCAGGTGGGCGGCAAGGAGACGGACGGCAAGGGCGTTGCGCCAACGGCGCAGCCGCAGCCTGAAGCCCCTGTCACGCTGGCCCCTGACGCCACGCTACCACCGGAGCAGCCACAGGCACAGCAGCCAAACACCATTACCGTAGACACGCCCGAAGTGGCGGCGGTGAAGCAGCAATTCTCGGCCCACATGCAGGAGGTTGCGAGCGGCGAAGCGGGCATGAAGGCGCTGGGCAAAGGCGGCAAAGCCTTAGCGGAAGCGGCTCGACCTGGATTCGAGACGGCAGCGATTGCGCTTGGCATGGATGAGGAAGCCGCCGCGACCGTGGGGCAGGCCTTCGTAGAATTTATGGGCGGGTTGCCGAGCGACGACTCGACCGATTTACAGGCCGGATTCGAGACGGCAATCGCGGTGCTCCCTGCCGCTGGCGCGATGTACAAAAGCGGGAAGATGGTCGGTAAGGCGGCAGTCGAAGGGCTGACTAAGAACAGAGACGCGATCATTCAGGAGTTTCGCAAGGCGGGCGACATCCTCAAATCCGAACGTGGGTCGGTGCCGCTGGGCGGGGGTGGTGCAGGCAAACCGCCCGATGTGCCGCCGGTCAACATCGGTGGAGCCGCAGAAGAACCGATCTCACCTAAAGCCCTCGCCACGATCTCCCGCCGCGAACAAGCCAAGGCTGATTTCACCATTAAGGTGGAAGGCTTCAAGGACGAACTGACCAAGCAACGGCGCGGGCCGGTGTTGAGTGATGAGGCGGTAAGGAAGTTGGCTGGAGAATCAGGCTTTACGCTTCAAGACCTACTCGACCTGAAGCCAGGCAGCATTCTCGCCCCTGAAATTCAAGTGGCCGCGAGGGACGTATTCAAGGCCTCTGCCGACAAGATGAAGGCAAGCGCCAAGGCGTACCTAGAGCGAGCCGACCCGCAAGCCTTTGACGAGTTCGCACAGGCATTTGCGGAGGCGGGTATCGCTACGACGCGCATCATCGGCACCTTCGCTGAAGGTGGGCGCACGTTCCGCCTGTTCAACCAGAAATATCCCACGCTCAAAACGGGCGTGAAGCCGGACGGCAAAGACCCTGAGTTTTCCATCCAAGACCAGTACATTCAGGAGATGTACAAATTCTTTCGTGGGGTGGAAGAAAAGTCGGCCATGGGTGGGTTTGAAGGTGCACGCGGCGGGGCGGCACAACCTGGCATGGTATCGCCCGCGCAGCTCGCGCAAATGGTCATGGATCTGCCGAACGAAGAGGCCATGATGGCCTTCGCCAAGGCGGCACTCAAGCCGACCTGGGGCGATATGATGATGGAAGTCTGGATCAACGGCCTGCTCTCCGGCCCCATCACGCACAGCACGAACATTATCAGCAACGCCGCCACCGTGGCGTGGAACATCCCAGAACGGGCCGTGGCCTCCATGCTGAACCCGAAAGCGGTGCGCCCTGGTGAAGCCGCCGCCATGTTGGGCGGGGTGGTCGAATCAATGGGCGATGCCTGGCGGTTAGCCTGGAAAGCCTTTAAGGAAGAACAACCACAGTTCGGGCAGAGCAAGCTCGAAATGCCGCGCAGGGCCATCACGGCGGATGCGCTGGAAGTGACCGGCATGACAGGGCGGGCCGTGGATTTCCTCGGCGCAGCCGTGCGCTTGCCTGGCCGGTTCCTCATGGCGGGGGATGACTTCTTTAAGGCGATTGCGTTCCGCGCAGAACTCCGCGCCCTGGCGAAGCGGCAGGCCTTCCGCGAGATCAATGAAATGTCGCTGACCGGCAAAGCCGCTGCGCAGAAGGCGCGAGAGATCGAAAAGAATATCCTTGACAATCCGCCTGAGTCGATCAAGGACGCCGCACAAGAGTTTGCCGCCTATACCACCTTCACGCGGGATCTTGGCGAGACCGGGCAGAAGGTGCAGGCACTGGCGTCAACGCCGATTGGCCGTATCGTGCTGCCCTTCGTGCGCACACCCACCAACATCTTCAAGTTTGCCGGTGAGCGGACCCCCTTAGCCCTGGCCTCGCGTGCGGTGCGGGAAGAGATTGCCGCAGGCGGGGAACGCCGCGCCTTAGCCCTGGCGAAGATCGGGCTTGGCTCCATGACGATGGCCTATATGAGCACGCTGGCCGCGAATGGCCTGATTACCGGAGGCGGGCCGAAGGATAAGACGCTGCGGCAAATCAAGATGCAAACGGGCTGGAAGCCGTACAGCTTCAAGATCGGCAATGAATATATCTCCTACGCCCGCATTGAACCACTAGGCTCCCTCTTCGGCCTGGCGGCTGATGCGGCGGACATCATGGGGCAACTGTCTGAGGCGGACGCGGCGAAGCTGGCGAGCGCCTTGACCGTGGCGATTTCCCGCAACGTGGCGCAAAAGACGTTCGTGAAGGGCTTGGCCGGGACGCTCAACGCGGTGACTTCGCAAGAGGTCAAGCAGGTCAATAGTTTCCTTGAAAAGGAACTCCCCACCATCCTGCCCTATAGCTCGGCGTTGGGGCAGACGGCGAAGAATGTTGACCCTGTGATGCGCGAAGTCAACAGCATCATGGACGCCTTCAAGGCCAAGATTCCTGGCTACTCGTCCGACTTGCCGCCCCATCGGAATCTCTGGGGTGAGCCGGTCCTGCTGGAAGGCGGGTTAGGGCCTGACCTGTTGAGCCCGTTCTATAGCTCGACCGTGAAGGATGACAAGGTGGCGGCGGAACTTTCACGGCTCGAAGCGCCGATCACCTTGCCCTCGAAACAGATTGACCGTGTGCCGCTCACGCCGAAGCAATACGACCGCTACCAGATCTTGGCCGCACATCCGCAAGGGATGCCAGGCCTGCGCGAGAAGCTAGAGGAGGTGATTGCCTCGGACCTCTACCGCCACGGCACCGACGACCCTGCGGACGGCGGGAAAATCACGTTACTAAAAATGTGGGTGAACAACTACCGCGACCTTGCCAAGTTCCAATTGCGGCAAGAGGACGCGGACCTTGACGCGAAACTGCGTGAACGAGAAACCAAGAAAGCCGGGGCCTTTGCCGGAACTGCACCAGGAGGATTGAGCCGATGATTACCAACACGCAGCGCCGTCATGACATTGTGGGGACAGGGGGAGCCGGGCCGTTCTCCTATCAGTTCATGATCCTGAACGATACCGACTTGGCCGTGTATGTCGATGGGAACCTGAAAACGTTGACCACGCATTACACCGTGAGCGGAGTCGGCAACGAATCGGGCGGCACCATCACCTTCACGACCGGCAACTATCCGGCCCTGTCTGCGGACATCATCTTGTTAGGCGCAGAGGCTGAAACGCAGACGCATGATTTCCAGGTGGCGGCAACCTTGCCAGCGGCCTCCCTGGAAGAGTCCGTTGATAAGCTGACGCGCCTGGTGCAGCAACTCACCGAACGCGTGAACCGTTCGCCTGTCCTGCCGGTGGGCGACTCTGGCGGATTCTCAGCCTTGGCCCTGCCTGCCCCTGGAGATGGTCAGTACCTCCGATGGAGTGGCAACCAATTGGCGCTCGGCACGCCGACGCTCGTTCCTGATGACGTGCCTGCCGGTGGCGGGAACTACGACCACTTGATTGTCAATGGTAGCGGGGCCGTGGCCTGGGGGCAAGCCCTGTACCACTATGCGGAGAACTTCAAAAACATTGCCCTGTACGGCAACAGCCTGTCCAGCGCCGTCAGTTCCATCGGCGGCAGCACGAAAGTCTGCCTGCTCATTAGCGAGTCGATCAGCGTGACCGGCAACGTGACGGTGACGGATAACATCACCTTCTTCTTTGTGGGCGCGGGCGGGCTGGCGATTTCCGGCGGCGTAACCGTGACCTACAACGCTGCTTCGTTTCTGGTCGATGACATTCGCCGACAACGATTTAGCGGGACCGGCACGTTCGATGGGGCGAATCTGTCAGAGGTGATTCCTGACCAATGGGGCGCGGACTATACCGGGACCAACAGCAGCACGAAGGCGCTCAAGGATGCGATTGCTTCACTCCCCGCCACGGGCGGGAAAATCAAGCTCTTAACGGGTACGTATGACTTCGATGCAACATTGGCGTGCGGGACAAAGCCGGTGATCTGGGAAGGACAGGGGCGGCAAAGCACCATCCTGAACATGACGACATCGAGCAGCGCATTGCACGGCATCACCGGCACCGGCTCTCTGGCACTTCGCCATTTTACGTTACAGGTACAAACGCCGCTGACGACCGATCTGCAAATGTATCCAGTGCGGATGGATCTGGACGGGTCCGGCATCACTGGCGGGCGGTCGTTCCTGGTTGAGGATATGGCGTTCACGGGCTGGAACGCTGGCCCCTATTCAGATGGGGGAGCCAATTATGGGATGGACACGGCGACCTACCAAGACTGTTACGTGAAGGTCAATGGCCCGGCAGCGACTTACATCGGATCGGGCGCATATATGAACCGGCCCACCGTCGGCACGATTCGCAACTGCTTAATCGACCAAAATAATACGGGTGAGCATGCGATCTATTGCTTCGGGCCGAAGAATCTCAGAATTGAACACTGCCGTCTCTTGAATGCCTCGCTCAACGTGGCGCAAGCAGTCAAGGTTGTGGGGGATGGGGTCGGGGCCAGTGTCAACTTTGGGCAATGGGTGATCGAGGGCATTGAAACGGAAGGCTGTTTTTCTGGCGTGCTGGTCAATACGTTTCTCACGGAAACCCTTGGGGCGCTCATTATCAATAACTGCACCTTTAAGGACACCACCAATTCAACGGGCGTGCTTGGCCCAGTCATGGTGGTAGCGAGCGGGACATCAACGATCTATAGCCAGCGCATCACCAATATCCGCATTAAGGACAGCAATTATTGCGGGTTCTATTGGAGCATATCGGCTGGGGCAGCCATGGAGGAAATTCTGGTGGATACCGTCTCGGCGTATAACTGGGGCAAAGCCTCTGCCGGAACGTACGCGCTGTTCGGGTGCGCCTCGCCTGGCACCATCCGCAGCCTGACCATCAAAAACGTGCGGGGGGATGGCAACAGCAACGGGCGGACCATTTGGAGCGTCAACGCCTTCGGTGGGTATGGCACAACGCCAATCAAGCGCCTCAAAACGGACAACCTCATCGAGGTGAATTGCCCCACCCCTGGCTGGCCTGCCTCGCTTCCAGACAACGACGCGACTCCCTCGCTCGCCTTCGGTAATGATTTCGTCGCGAGCTACACCAGCGCCACGAACGTCACCGCGCTGGATGACATGGTACGCGGAGAGACGTACCGGATTCGGCACACAAATAGCAATTTGACGTTTGTGGATGGGGCGAACCTAGTTTGCCCGGGCAGCGTGAATCTAAACCCTGGAGACACGGACGTGTATAGCTGGACCTCCTCGAACGGGACAGCCGCCTATTGCGCAGGGGGGAGCAATAACTGATGAGCCTGTCAGGACGACAGCAACGGTTCGCGTACATGCTAGCCGATCAATTCTCCTGGATGAAGGCGAGGGGGTTGACGTGGACGCTGGGGGATGCCTGGCGCAGCACGGATGAGCTGGCCTGTCCGCACTGCTCCACGGGCGTGACGTACCAAGAACTCTTGCGGGCTAATGGACGGAGTAAGGTCCATGTGAGTACGCATAACAACCGATGCGCCCAAGACATCATTGTATGGGTAGACGGCCAACCATCCAATAAAGGCGAGCAGTACCGCGAGATGGGCGAGCACTGGGAAAAGCTGGGCGGGCGCTGGGGTGGACGGTTCGGCGTGGAGCCTGCTGACTACGCCGTAAAAGTGGGGTGGGACCCTGGGCACCTGGAGGTGGATAAATGACCATCCCCGGCAAAGACACGACGCCGACCCAATGGATCATGTGGTCCGCTGGCGTTTTGCTAACCGTGGTGGTGGTCACGATTCCATCCGGTCTGAATACGCGGATTGATAGCGTCCTCGCTGCGCAGGCCGACATGAAGAAGCAGCATAGCGACCTGCTCAAGATCGCCGTGGTGCAATGCTACAACTCGGCCGAGAATCAATGGGATTGGGTGGTACGGCGGAAGCAACCGCAACGATGTTTGAACCTGACCATTGAGGAGGCACGATGAGCAAGGATACACGCAGCACAGTGGCCGGTCTAGTGGTCGCGTGCCTCATTGCGGGGCTGACCTACATCCAGGCAGGGGTTGACCTTGAAAGCCCGGTCTGGTGGGCTGGCCTCATTGGGTCATGGGTATCAGTCATTAAAGGTTTCTATCATAATAAGCCGGAGCCTGTTGCCATGGCTGATGAACCGACCGCGCACCAGGAGCCACCGGCAGCCTAATGGACCTCATCGCGATCATGGCCGCGCTGTTTCTCAACCTCTCCACCGGCTGCGATGCGCTCAAAGCGGATGTGATGCGAGTGGGCGGACAGGACTATCTCGTCCAGGCCTGGACCTGTGCGGACAAGAAGGGACAGGTCCATCTCTGGCGCACCTGGCAGCGGGAGTGTGTGGCGAATAACGGGCAACAGTTTTGGGGCAGGCCCTATTTCCTAGAGGATACCACCGGCCATTTTGCGATCTATCACAACCGCTTCGGGGAGATTCAGGGAGGATTCGGGGCGAGCATTGAGCAGGCCTATGTGGGATTGTGCGGGTCGTAGCGACCTTGACAAATCCGCCCACTTACGCCAGAGGCGAAATACGTGCATATCTCTAACCTGCGAGGCCAGCCACCAGGCAACACATGAAAGTATTGGACACGGAAGTCATACTGGATAACCCGAACTCGCCTCTCACCATCATCCCCTTCGGTTGTGTCCATCGTGACGATCCAGGATTTCGAGAACCGCTCTGGCGGCAATGCGTCGATGAGATTGCGAGCACCCACAATTGTTACGCTATTGGCTTAGGCGATTACGCTAATTTCCTTCGGACCACTGCCCGCACCTACCTGAAGGCCTACGTGGCCGATGATAATTCCTTCCGCGAACTCGACAGCATGGTCAAGTCGGAAGCCATTAAGTTCTACACCAACTACCTCAAGCGAATCAGCCCCAAACTCTTAGGCCTCGCCGAAGGCAATCACTACCACGAGTTTCAAAACCAGTGTACCGACACACAATTTCTCTGCGACCTTGCCCGCGTGCCGTACCTCGATAAGCCCTGCTTCATGCGCCTGACCGTCAAGGCCAAGGTCGGGGACACGCTCAGGACCATGAAAGTCTTTAAGGTGCTGATCCACCACGGCGACTGGAGCGGTGGGAATAGCCGCATCGGTGGTGACGTGACCTCAGCCGAAAACAAGGCGCTCGGCTTCGATTTCGACATCTACATTTTTAGCCACACGCATCGGCTGTGGGGGATGCATATCCCATCGTTGACTATCCCGAGCAGCGGACAACTCAAGGTCGTAGAGCGGCCCCGCGTGTTCATTCGTTCCGGTTGTTTCATGACCGGCTACGATGAGAAGTGCCAAAAAAGCTACGCACACAAGAAGCTACTCCCGCCGACTGAGTTGGGCTATTGCCGCCTCGGGATTCAGTTCTATCGCGAGCACGACAAGGAACGATGGACGGAAGCCAGGAAGCGGATCGGTGAAGGGGCCAGCGGGGCGTCGAACTGGAAGTATAAATTCGGCGTCAAATACTAAGCTTGCCTGTTCTGTCAACGATTCCTGACTGTTCACGAATCATGAACAATCTGAAATAAGGATTTCGTTATGTCATTTCCCATGGAGCAATTCGATAGACTGCAAGCGGAAGCGCGGGCCATCATCGAGGACCGTTGCAAGAAGGGCCGCAACGCGACCATGGGGTTCTATGACCGCTACCTCCACGGCCATCAAGACAAGGTGCAGGAAGTGTGGGAACGGGCCTTGCGGATTGCTGGAGCGGATAAGGCAGGCGACCTACAGGCCATGCGCGAGGATGCGGTAGATCTCGCGAATGAGGCACTGCTTTTGGTCTTGTTGCTTGACGGGCCTACGGCAACCCAGCCCCCACAAAGCCGTGCATCTGCATGCACTCCGCAAAGTCCTTGCGTTCCTCATCCCGCGCCTGCGCCAGCATCGCCAAGTTGTTCCACTGATTAAGGCTGTACGGGGCGTAGCTGCTTGATCCGTAGGCCGCTGCGCTATGCTTGCACTGATAGCGGATCTGCATGGCCCGTTCGCCCGTCATGGAGCGCGGGGGTATCCAATTGGGCGGGTACGGGCTGCTGCATCCGACTGTGAGCAGCAGACAAGTGGCTCCTAGTATTAAGTACGTGCGCATTCATCGCCTCAACAATTCGTTTATCGACCGGCTGCACATAGATTTGCGTCGTGTTCAAATCGCGGTGATTCAGGACGCCTTTAGAGATGCTAACCAAGTCTAAGTATTCCGTCAAGTCCGTGGCGCAGCTGCGCCGCAAGTCGCGCTGCTGAACGTCCTTCAAGCCTGCCCGCCGTCGCACTTCGGCCCATTGATTATGCCACCAGGTAAAGCTGGGAACGCGCCCGTTCTCTCCGACAAATAATTGCGTTTGATCGGGGGGCAACGTCGCCAGATATTCAGCGAGTAGGGCACAGACGAACGAGGGGAGCGGGACTTGCTGCACGTCGCCATTCTTGGTCATGGGCTTGATCCAGACGCCCGCCCAACTGTTTCCAGTTTGGAACAACTTCACATGCTCAAGTTTGGTGCGCTGCAATTCTGACGGCCTCGGCGCGACGTAGTACATCATATAGAAATAGACCCGCAGCATGAGCGGTTCACGGTCGATCTCTGTCACCAGGGCTGGGCGCTCACCGGCCATGACATAGCGTTTCCGCCGTGGCGATCGCTTCCGCTTAATCAATTGTGCAACATTTGCACCGTGGTACATGTCCCACTCAATGGACTTATTCAGCATGGTCCGAAGCGCTGATAAGCAGCCGTCCGCCTGCGTGGCGCTGTGCTTGCGGATGTCGTTGACCCATCCAAGCACAACAGGCACACTCAACGATTCGAGCGGGAGCGGTAAGAGCGGGCCGAAGTATTTGCGAATGCGGCAGCGCAGCGGGCGCGGATCGCGCAACTGAGAGACGTGGAGCCTGTCAAACGCCGTCACTAAATCGTGCATGGTACTGAATGAGTTCATAGTATCCTCCGAGTGACTATAGGTTACATTTGAACGATACGCCCCACGTCGTTCACCGTCAAGAAAAATAATGTTCGCCCACCCATTGACATCGTTCGCGCACTTTGCTAAGGTTGCCTACGGTTACAGTGTAACGCGAGAGGAGATCATGGAAAAACTATCTGAGCCCTGTTCGTATCGGTTCTTCGAGACGCAGAAAGCCTGGATCAAGAAACGTGCCGTGGAACAAGGCCACGGGTCCGAAGTGGTCTATCTCAGGCAACTGGTGGCGGCAGACATGCAGCGCCAGAAACGCAAACCCAAAACCATTTAAGGAGGACAGCATGGAAAACGGAAACGGACAAGCCAGCGTGCAAGGATTCATCAACGCCCCCTACGCATTTCAGCCCTATCAGCCACAAGACATTGCTGTGGTAACAACCGGAACGGCTCCAATGATTGCCGAAGGCGTCACGGCCATACCTTCCGCCCCATCGCCACGCAAGCCTCGCTGGTACGAGACGGAAGAAGGCCGCGCCAAGCGGTCCGTTGCGATGAAGGCAGGATGGGCCAAGCGCCGTCGGCGCTTGCAGGCGCAAGAGCAGGCGAAGGCCGCGCCCGTCAACAAGCCGTCCGACATCGACGCAGCTATCGCCTACCACCTGAACGCCATCAACACATTACGAGCCGCGAAGGCTTTGCTGAAGTAAGGAGGCACCATGAACCGCTGCCCGAAATGTCAAGGCTGCGTCGTGTGGGATGGCGAAGAACCGCGCTGCATCAATTGCGGATGTCGCCCGCCGTTACCCCAGCAGCCGGAAAAGCAGGAGGTGGAATTATGACGCCCCTAGCGAACCGCCTCCCCACCTACGTTTTGCACGAGTTGGTGAAGTCCTGCCCGCATACCCTGGAGCCGCTCATCAACTGGCTCGACCACTGCGGGTTTTGGCTGGAGGAATTGAACCAGCATCCACGGACGCCAGACCAAGTGCCGTTCATGATCGGCCTATTGGGCCTGGCTGTGAGCCGTGAGGCGGGCTGGCCGGTGCATACGGCGACCGCAGAGATCCGCAACTATATGCGCCTGTATCAGATAAGGAAGGAGGTTTTATGACCAACCAAGAGGCGTTCGAGACGATGGTACGGCACGCCAGGGAGCAGGGCAGAAAGTCGCTCAACAGTCAAGGGAAGTGTAGGTACCGTGGGCAGAATGGGACGAAGTGCTTTGTTGGGGCGCTGATTCCTGACGCTGAATATACCGTGATGCTGGAGGGCAAACCGGCCATGTCGTTGTCACGGATGCTGCCATGCCTCCACGGGCTATCCCCCGACCTGCTCCACCAAATGCAGGCCATTCATGACCGTGATGAGATGGAGGCGTGGGAGTCCGCGTTTTCTTCAGTCGCGGACATCTTCAACCTCACCATCCCACCACTGGAAGAGGCCTCCCATGCATAAACACTTACACGACCCGAATACCTACATCGTGACCGGGATTCTACTCTATATCACCTTGGCCTGTCTGGCGGTCTGGATGGTGGCGAAGTAACACGGAGGTGAGCCGTGGACAAGTGCGATTACTGTTCGAGCTACAACGCGGTGATGTGGGACCTAGAAGCGGGAGACATCTGTATGGAGTGCCTAGAGAAACGCCGCGCCATCGCCAGACAGAAGGCCATTGACGATGAAGAAGCGGCAGAACAAGCCGAACGCGATAAATACTTATTCTGGCACGAGTGAAAGGAGTGAATTGCATGGATAGCGACGATCAATTCTGGTTGGCACTGTGGAAGGTGGTGGGCGCGGTAGTCTGCGTAGTAACAGCCTTTGGCGCTGGGTGTGATGTGTACACAAGCCACATCGAGAAGGAGTTAGTTCTTGCCGGGAATGACCCGCAAAAGGTGCGGTGCTTATTCCACCAATCGAGCAACCAAGACGCCTTGTTGTGTCAGTCCATTATCAGCCAACGGCACGAGTAAAAGGAGGGTCCATCATGGGACACGATCTGAGCCCAGAAGCCTTAGCCGACAAGATGAGTGCTGAGCAACGCGTCAAACAGTTTGTGATTGCAGACCCCGCGCCCGTGTTTGAAGTGGTGTTGATTCTGGTGGCACTCGTTACGGCCTTTGTGATCGCGCATTATCACGAAGCCGTTGAGGTCTGGCTTGCGGGGTTCGGCCTATGACCTGGATGGAGTGGGCGTCAATCGGGATAGCGATGGGCCTAGCCTGCCTGCCGGTGTGCCGCTGGTGGGTGCGTGAGTTGGACGCTAGGGAGCCGAAGTTTCTCAGCGTATGGAGGGCCAAGCCATGAACACCCAGCCCTTCTACCTCTCGCCACGGCTCAAGCTGTGGGTGGATAACCGCGTGATCCGGCCCAGCGAAAAGGCTGAGGCGACGGCACGCAAGCGAGGCACCAGAAAATCTGCCGCCTTCGCCATGGCGGCGAAATTTGCGAGGAGGGTGATGGGATGAGACACGACACAACCCCACTATACACGAAAGAGCAGATGCTTGCGGCACTGCAACGGGTCTATGCCGCGTGCGGGAGTTGTTCTCAAGATGATTATGCGGCGTTGCGAGCGAGTACGGAGCCGAGCGAACGGACGATTCGCTGCCGGTTCGGCACGTTCAACAAGGCGAAGGTGGCAGCGGGATTGCCCTGCACGGTCAAAAAGCGCAAGAAAAACTACCACGGCAAGGGGCATAAACAGGGCGACTACTTTTGCTATGCCTGCCGTGAGCAGGTCCACGAAATGGCCGCCAACATGGCGTGGTTGGGGTAGGGGGAAGAATGGATAAGGCGGGCATCTACACAGACATCCCATTGACCGAATATGTCGGCGATCCAGCGCCTGAGCCGTCATTAAACGCCAGCATCGCCACCACGTTATTGACGGCGACACCGGCCCATGCACGGCTGCAGCATCCGCGATTGAACCCACAACAGGACCGTGAAGAAAGCAGCCGGTTAGACCTCGGCACGATTGCGCATGGGATCTTGCTGGAGGGCGACAGTTCCCGCGTGGTGGTGATCGACGCGGACGACTGGCGCAAGAAGGAAACGAAGGAGCAGCGGGACGAGGCGAGGGCGGCTGGCAAGCTGCCGATCCTTAAGGCCGATCATGCCACGGTGCTGGAAATGGTCAAGGCGGCGGAAGGCTACATCTCCTCAAGCGAGATCGCTGCCGACTTCCAAGCCGCCATTCCAGAACAAACCTTGATCTGGCAAGAGGCCGGAATCTGGCTGCGCTGCCGACCCGACAAAGCCACGCCAGATTGGCGCGTGGTGTTCGATTACAAGACCTGTGCGGGCACGGCGCACCCTGCCGTGTGGGGCAAGTCGTCCATGGTGCGGTACGGCTACGACATCCAAGCCGCGATCAACTTGCGCGGCGTGAAGGCACTGACGAAGGCCAAGCGGACAACGTTTGTCTTTCTGGTGCAGGAGATCGAGCCGCCGTATGTGCTGTCCATTGTGAGCCTCTCGCCAGAATGGCTCCAGCTGGCTGACGACAAGCTGCGTGTCGCCATGTCGATTTGGCAGGGCTGCACCCGGAAGAATGAGTGGCCTGGCTACCCATCACGCATCGCCTACGTGGAACCACCGGCCTTCGCGTCGATGGATTGGGACGCCTGTTTACCGGCAATTGATGCAGAAGATTTTATCTAACCGAAGGAGTGCATATGTCCGTTACGTTCAGACCAGCCGTGCGGGAAAATGTGGGGTTGATTGTCGGGATTGCCGGGCCCAGCGGAAGCGGCAAGACCTTTAGTGCGCTGAGACTGGCTGCAGGGATGTCTATGGGAAAACCCTTCGCCGTAATCGACACCGAGGCGGGACGAGCGAAACACTACGCCGACCGCTTTGCTTTCGATCATGCCGACCTGCAGCCACCTTTTCGGCCTGGGGCGTATGCGGATGCGATCAAGGCCGCAGACGAGGCGCACTATCCGGTCATTGTGGTGGATTCCTGCTCGCACGAACACGCGGGTGAGGGAGGCTTGCTGGATTGGCACGAGGAAGAACTTGACCGCATGGCGGGACAGGATTGGAAGAAGCGCGAGTCCTGCAAGATGGCTGCGTGGATCAAGCCTAAAACGGCGCACAAGCGATTTGTGTCAAGCATGTTGCAGGTCAGGGCTCACCTGATTCTCTGCTTTCGCGCCGAGCAGAAAATAGAGATTGTTACGAACAATGGCAGGGCCGAGATTCAGCCCAAGAAGATTGCCAGCGGGTTCAGCGATTGGATACCGATCTGCGAGAAAAATCTGCTGTATGAACTGACAGCGTCATTTCTGCTCACCCCTGAACACCCAGGCATCCCGAAGCCGATCAAGTTAGAGGCACAGCACAAGACTGTCATTAGTGTCACAAGCCCCTTGGACGAGCAGGCAGGCCGAAAGCTGGCTGAGTGGGCCAAGGGGGGCACGACCACGGAGCCCAAAGGCATCCCCATCACGGCCTCAACCTATGGACTCATCGAGGACGTCAAGCAAGCCAAGGCCGAACGGGCGAGCGCTCAAGCCCTCCAAGACGCCGCGCAAGCGCTAGCTGGTGAGCCGGTCGAGGTCACGGTCGAAGATACGGCTACCCCGCCATTCATTTGGCGGATGGGTAAATGGAAGTCGGCACACATTACCGACATTGATACCAGCTACCTCGAATGGTTTGTCGAATCCGGCAAGGATGGCGACCACAAGGAAGCCGCCAGGGCGGAACTTGAACGCAGACAGAATCAAGTCTCGCTTATGGGGTCCGAGTCTGAGGAAGTCGCGTAGGGGTGAGCATGGCGCAGAAATTTCTGTCCATTAAGAACTTTGAGAAGTACCAAAAGACCAAAACGAAGGAAGGCACTCGCCCTTGGGTCAAGTTATGGAAGTCTCTGTTAGGGGATGCTGAGTTCATGAAGCTCGATCCGACGTACCGATTTATCTATGTCGGGCTCATACTTTTAGCCGACGATTGCGACAATCGGATATACGCGGACTCTACATACCTCAGACAAAGGCTCTACATGACACATACAGAAGGCATACGCGGCACATACATTGGGCATACACAACTAGACCTAAAGCCTTTGTATCGTTCAGGTTTCTTGGAGACATCAAATCTGAGCAGGGTGCTCTCAGAGAAGAGGAGAGAAGAGGAGAGAAGAGGAGAGAGAGAGGCGGCGCAAGCGCCTGACCCTCCCCCTGTTGTGTCTCTACCA